TAACTATTAGCAGTATTGATTTACATATAGGCAAAGCAAAAGCTAAGTTTGGAGAAAAATTACAAGTAGTTGTAGTAGACTACCTAAATCAAATTGTAATTGAAGGTAGTGATATGTATGACTGGAAACCACAAATAGAAGTATCAAAGAAATTAAAAAATTTAGCTAGAAAATATGAAATTGTATTAGTAAGTCCCTATCAAATAGATGCTAGCGGCGAAGCTAGATTTGCTAAAGGTATTCTTGATGCTGCTGATATAGCACTAGTAATGGAAGCGCATGATAAAACTACTGGTGCAATTACTTTTGAAACTACTAAAATTCGTGGTGGTAAAGAAATGCGATTTACTTGTCCCATTGACTGGGAAACACTAAGAATTAGTCCACAAACTATAGATAAACCAGAACACAAAGAAACAGTTAAACGTGCAACAAAAAAGAAAGATGATTCAGATGCAGATTTACCCTGGAACGCATAATTATGTCAGATCCAGTACTAGAAATATTAAATAAAAATAATTTAAGTTTTAAAGTTAGTGGCAGAGATTATTTAATAAAATGTTTAAATCCAGACCATGAAGATACCAATCCTAGTTTTAGAATTGATCGTGTTAGTGGTATTGCTCATTGCTTTAGTTGTGGATTTAAAACTAATATTTTTAAGTATTTCGGTATTTTTACTAATCCAGTACCACTTAAAATACTTAACCTTAAAAAGAAATTACAAGATCTTAGAATAACTGCAGAACAAGAATTTCCTCCTGGTTATACTCCTTGGACAAAACCATTTCGTGGAATTAGTACATGTACATTAAAACATTTTGGCGCATTTTATACAAATCAAGTAGAAAAACTACAAGATAGAATAATATTTCCTGTTAAAGATATTACAAATAAAATACAAGTATTTGTAGCAAGACATACACTAAGTAATGGAAATCCTAAATATATAAATTATCCTGGTGGCGTAGAAATACCAGTATATCCTAGCTATTTAGAAAAACCAGAAAAAAGTTTGATTTTAGTAGAGGGTATTTTTGATATGTTAAATCTCTATGATAAAGGGGTTACAAATGCAATATGCTGCTTTGGAACAAATACGCTACAAAATTCAACAAAACAAAAACTACTACCATTTAAAGCTCAAGGTGTTACGCATATATACATATTATTTGATGGTGATGAAGCAGGAGAAAAAGCTGCAAAACAACTAAAACCAATCCTAGAACAAGATCAGTTTATAGTTGAAATAATTAAACTACCAGAAGGTTCAGATCCAGGCGAATTAGATCAAATAGACGTAACAAGTATTAAGGAATATACTACAAAATGAAAATTGCAGTAATTGATAAAGCACCTAGTCGTACTAAATATGAACAGTATTTTAATTTTAATTTTGAACTTTTTCATATGAGTTCCAAGCCAATTACTAAATTATTAAAAAAAGATGTAGATTTAAATATTGATACTGATCTTTATGATTTAATAATTTTAGTAGGTGCTGAAGCAGCTAAAGAATACGCTAAAGTTACTAGCGTAACTAATTACGCCGGTCAATTAGTAGCTAATAAATTTATACCCATTAGTAATCCAGCAATGTTAGCTTTTAAGCCAGAAGGTAAGCCAGACTTTGAGCGTAGCATAGATAAAATACATAAATATATTAATGGTGAAACTCGTGTTGCTAAAACTGGTGATTTTTGTGGTATTAATAGTGAAAGTGCTGCATACGAATTCTTAACAGAAGTACTAGAAAATGCACAAGGTGTGGTAGCAATTGATACAGAAACTACAGGTTTATATCCTAGAGATGGATATGTACTTGGTGTTAGTATTAGTTATAAACCTAATCATGGCAGATATATTAGCTGTGATTGCTTGAGCGAAACTAATGCAGAGTTACTACAGCGTATCTGTAAAGAATTTATAGTAGTATTTCACAACATGAAATTTGACTATAAAATGCTCAAATATCACCTAGACTTAGAGTTTGATCGTACACGAGTACATGACACAATGGTTATGCACTATGTATTAGACGAAACAGACGGACATGGGCTAAAAGAATTAGCACTAAAATATACAGATTATGGTGACTATGACGCTAAACTGGATGAATTTAAGCGAGAGTATTGTCGTCAGCACGGTGTGCTTAATGAAAATTTTACCTACGACCTAATACCCTTTGATATTATTAGTGAATATGCTAGTATTGATACAGCAGTTACACTAGAGCTTTACAATAAATTTTGGCCTATTATTCAAAGAAACGATAGGCTACATAGTGTATATACTAAAATCTTAATTCCTGGTACATTATTTTTAATGGATATGGAAGAAGTGGGCATACCTATTAGTCGTGAACGTATGCAACTGGCTGATGTATATTTATCAGAGCAAATTAAACTAGCTAAAGAAAATATTTATACTTTTAAAGAAGTAAAACTATTTGAAAGCAATGAAAACAAAATTTTTAATCCTAATAGTGTTATGCAGCTACGTCAAATATTATTTGACTATTTAGGTTTAACACCAACTGGTAAGAAAACTGCAACTGGAGCTATTAGTACAGATGCAGAAGTTTTAGAGCAATTAAGTGAAGAACATGAGCTTCCTAAAGCGATACTCCAGGTTAGAAAGCTATCAAAGATACAAAATACATATATTCACAAAATATTACCGGAATTAGATAGAGATGATAGAATTCGCACTAATTTTAATCTTATATTTACCACTAGTGGTCGCTTATCAAGCAGTGGTAAGTTTAATGCACAGCAGATTCCTAGAGATGATCCTATTATCAAAGGCTGTATCAAAGCTCCACAAGGTTATAAGATTGTTTCGCAAGACTTAAGAACTGCTGAAATGTACTATGCTGCTGTACTTAGTGGAGATAGTAGCCTACAAAAAGTGTTTACTGATGGCGGCGACTTTCACAGTAGTATAGCTAAAATGGTATTTGACTTACCCTGTGAAGTCGAACAAGTAAAAAAATTATATCCAGATATGCGGCAAAGTGCTAAAGCTATTTCATTTGGAATTTTGTATGGTAGTGGAGCGGATAAGGTTAGTCTAACAGTTTCAAAAGCAACTAATCAACATTATCCAGTAGAGCGTGCTCGTGAAGATATTAAACAATACTTTACAACATTTAAAAAGTTAAAACACTGGCTTGATAGTAGAAAAGAATTTATTGAACAAAATGGATATACTTACTCATTTTTTGGCAGAAAAAGACGCCTACCTAATGTATTCAGCAGTGACCGAGGAATCGCAGCCCACGAAGTACGTAGTGGAATTAATTCGGAAATCCAATCGCTTGCAAGCGACGTTAACTTACTTGGAGCTATTGAAACTGCTAGAACAGTTAGAGAGCGTAAACTTGATGCAAGAATCTTCATGCTTGTCCATGACTCAATCGTGGCACTTGTTAAGGACAATGATGTAGATGAATACTGTAATATATTACGTGAATGTACACAATATGACTGGGGTTGTAATATTCCTGGATTTCCTATTGGCGTTGATCAGGATATAGGTGATGACTATAGTTTCGGAGGTTTTGAAAAAACCTATAGGACTAGCAGCACTAGATTGGCCCGTATTTAGACTAGGTGAAGTAGAACCCTATATCTATAATAAAGTAATATTTTATGCTAGTGAATATATTGATCAAAACAACCCTAAATTGTTTAGTAGATATAGAATCGTAGATGATGGTAATATTAACAAGCCTACATTAGGGTTACGTAGGCTTGTTCTTAAACAACAAGATGTTAAATTATTTCCAATTGGTGCTGCAATTTACTTTTTACAAGATATTATTAAACTAGCTAAATCAACAACTTGGTTTATTGATAGCGAAGGACAAGTATTTCAACATAAAAAACTTGTACGCGCCAAGCTGGCTACATATAGAATTCGTCAAATTTTACCTGCTACAGGAATAGGATGTGTGTTAGAAATTGAAGGTCTTGCTGAACGATTTAAAAGTTTGCAAGTTCCTAAAGAGCATGAATTATATGCAGGAATACTACATTATAATAGGTGTAATTTATTATATGGTTATTATAGTGAACATATTAAATCAACTTGGAGACTAGTATGAAAGCTATTATAACTAACAGGATTTATATGGATGATCCTGGTAAATTAAATAGTAAATTTATTATAGATAGTCTTACCTATAAATTTAAAAAGAATACAGGAAGTAAAAAATTTAGTGTAATAGAAACTGTTAAAAATTATCGCATATTATCAAAAGGAATAATAAGTATACCACAAGGTAGAACTGATTTAATACCAGATGGATATGAAATAATAGATAAACGTGTTACTAATCCTGTACCTTTTCCACAGACTAAGTATCCTTTAAGAGAGGATCAATTAGAAGTTTATAATAGTGCCAATGATACTTGTTTTATTAATGCCCTAGTAGGTTGGGGTAAAACATTTACAGCACTACACATTGCTAAAAAATGGGAACAAAAAACACTAATAGTTACTCACACAACTGCTCTTAGAGATCAGTGGTGTGATGAAATTAAAACACTATTTAATATAAATCCAGGAATTATAGGTAGTGGTAATTATGATATAGAAGATCATTGTATAGTTGTAGGCAATGTGCAAAGTATTATTAAACACTTAGATAAAATTAATAAAGAATTTGGTACAGTTATACTAGATGAAGCACATCATTGTCCAGCCACAACTTTTAGTAAAACTATAGATAGTTTTTATGCTCGTTATAGACTAGCACTTAGTGGTACTATAGAACGAAAAGATGGTAAACATATATTTTTTAGTGATTATTTTGGTCATACTATATTTCGTCCAAAACAATTTAATACTATTGATCCAGTAGTACATATAGTAAAAAGTAATTTAACACTAAAATCGGGCGTAACTTGGGTAGAAAAAATTAATGAACTAACACAAAATGACTACTATAGAAAGTTTATTAGTGCACTTGCTACTTTTCATATTAATCAAGGTCATAGTGTTCTTATAGTAGCAGATAGAATAGAATTCTTAGAAAAGGTTAAAGAATATGTTGGCGAAACCTGTTTGTTGGTTACTGGCGACACCAGTTATGAAGAAAGACAATATGCAAAACAACAAATCTTATCAAAAGAAAAAATGTGCATTGCTGGCAGTAGACAAATCTTTAGTGAAGGAATCTCAATCAACGCACTTAGTTGCGTTATCTTAGCAGTACCAATGAGCAATGATAGTTTATTAGAACAAATTGTTGGTAGAATTATGCGAGAATTTCCTAATAAACCGCAACCAATAGTAGTAGATATTCAATTTAGTGGTTGGGCAGATAAAAAACAAAATAATGATAGATTAGGACTCTATGTAAAAAAAGGCTGGAAAATAGAATTGGTTTAGAAATTTTAACTTGTTATAATAAAGTGGGTATGGTATAATATACTATGAATCAAAGAAATATTTTTACATTTAATCTACCAAAATTAGAGTCCATGGCTAATGCTAGTCAAGTAAGACTAGTAGAATTACTAGAAGATTACTATAAAGGATTTAAATATAAATTAGCAGGAAGTAGTTATTTAATAAATCCTGGAAAATTATTCTTTGATCGTAATGTAGATATACTATTTAAAGCACAGTATATAAAGCTAGCGGGACGAAGAAGTTATCAGCAGTATAAAGATTTAGGCTACAAACATTTAGATTTAAGTTATTTTCCAGACCTAAATTTACAAACAATAAAATATAATCCGCTATTAATAACAGAAAACAACAAAATATACTTCAAATACGAGGAATAAATGGCACTTAGTTTTAAACAAACAAAAGGTAAAGCAGTAACAAATAAAGTAGATACTTACGAATATAAAGATGGTGAAAATACAGTTAGACTAATTGGTGGTGTATTACCTAGATATATTTATTGGCTAAAAGGTACTAATGATAAAGATATTCCAGTAGAATGTTTAGCTTTTAGTAGAGAAAAAGAAAAATTTGATAATCTTGAAAAAGATTATGTACCCGACTACTATCCAGATTTACGTTGCAGCTGGAGCTATTCAATTAATTGCATTGATCCTAAAGATGGTAAAGTTAAAGCATTAAATCTTAAAAAGAAATTATTTGAGCAAATTGTTACTGCTGCTGAAGATTTAGGCGATCCTACTGATTATGATACAGGTTGGGATGTTGTATTTAAACGTCAAAAAACTGGCCCACTTGCATTTAATGTTGAGTATACACTACAGGTTTTACGCTGTAAACCACGAGCACTAAGTGACGCAGAACGTGAATTAGCAGAAAAAGCACAAAACATTGATGAAAAATTTCCTAGACCAACAGCAGATGAAGTCAAGGCTCTATTAGATAAAATTGCTGAACAAGGCGATGAAGATAGTAGTGAACAAGAAGCTGTTAAAGAATTAGGTTAAACAGTGGCCCAGTAATGAAAATTACTGGGCTTTTTCATCATAGGAAAAACAATGAAAATACTTTTTACAGCTGATATACACATAAAATTAGGTCAAAAAAATGTTCCTATAGAGTGGGCTAAAAATCGTTATAATTTGTTGTGGAAGGCACTAGTTACAGAACAAACTAAAGCAGATTTATTTATTATAGGTGGCGATGTCTTTGATAAACTGCCTAATATGGAAGAATTAGAAGTTTATTTTGATCTAATAAGTCATTGTAATATACCTACTATTATTTATAGTGGTAATCATGAAGCAGTTAAAAAATCTACTACATTTATGACTAATTTAGCTAAAGCTACTAATTTAATGAGTAATAAACGTAATGTTATAGTTATAGATGATTACTATAGTGATTACGGCGTAGAATTTGTTCCCTACAACAAACTAAAAGATTTTGAACAAAGTAATCCTTGGCCAGAAGGCGGCAGAATACTTTGCACACACGTTCGAGGTGAAATACCACCACACGTTATACCAGAAATAAACTTAGATATATTTAATAGTTGGAATATTGTACTAGCTGGTGATTTACATAGTTATGAAAATTGTCAAAGAAATATACTATATCCAGGTAGTCCCATTACTACAAGTTTTCATAGAGATACAGTACAAACTGGTGTTATAATATTAGATACAGAAACACTAGAACATACATGGGTTAAGCTAGAATTACCGCAATTAATAAGAAAAACTGTATCTGCTGAAGAAGCCAAACCAGCTACTAGTTATCATCATACAATTTATCAAGTTGAAGGTGATTTACAAGAGTTAGGTGAACTAGAGGATAGTGAACTAATTGATAAAAAGATTATTAAACGTAATAGCGATGTACAATTAATGCTAGATAATGATATGACTTTAGTAGAAGAAGTTAGAGAATATTTACAGTATATACTACAACTACCAACTACAACTATTGATAAAGCCGTATTAGAAGTACAAAATCAATTGGATAAAATAGAAGAATGATAACAATTAAAGAATTAAGATGGAGTAATTGTTTTAGTTATAGTAGTAATAATATTATAAATTTTGTAAAAACTCCACTAACACAACTTGTAGGTAAAAATGGACATGGTAAAAGTAGTATTGCTTTAATCTTAGAAGAAGTACTATTTAATAAAAATTCAAAAGGTATTAAAAAGAGTGATATACTTAATAGATATATTAAAGATAAAACTTATACTATTGAATTAGATTTAGAGCGAGACGGCAATCAGTATACTATAAAAACTACTCGTGGCGCAAATCAAACCGTTAAATTATTAAAAAATGGTCAAGATATTAGTGCACATACAGCTACACAAACTTATAAAATTATAGAAGATATTATAGGCATAGATCACAAAAGTTTTGCACAAATTGTTTATCAATCAAATGCTATGAGTCTAGAATTTTTAACTAGTGCAGATACTGCTCGTAAAAAGTTTTTAATAGAAATATTAAATTTAACTAAGTATACCAAAGCCAATGAAGTATTTAAAGATATTTCACTAGAACTTGGCAAAGAAATTAGTGAAACTCAAGCTAAAGTTAATACTGTTCGTGGCTGGTTAGATAAATATGAAAAAACTGATTTAACTCCTAGAAATCTAGTTTTAGTAGAAAACCTAGACCCTAAACTAGAACAAACCATAGCACAACTAAATTTAGAGATAGCCAATGTAGATAAAACCAATCGCAAGATTGTGCAAAATAATACTTATCGTAAACAGTTAGAATTTATTAATTTAGATTTTTCTAATCAGCAAGCTGTTGATTATGAGCTAATTAAAGAATTACAGCAAGAGCAAACAGAAAATATGAAAACCGTAAAAGACGGTGAATTATTTGTTAAAAAACTTAAAAATTTAAGTGGTGTTTGCCCTACTTGTTTTAGCGAAATTGATAGCACAAAAACTCAAGAATTAATTACTGCTAAAGAAGATGAAATTGAAACTGCTCGTGCTAATGCTACGGTTGCACTAATTAAATGTAATGAACTAGAACAATTAGACAAATTAAATAAAGAAACTATAAAAGCACAACAAGAGTTTGAACGATTACATCACCTTATTGATAATGCACTACCAATAAAAACACTAGATAAAAATGAATTACAAAATCAATATGATAATTTGGCTAGAACTATACAAGAAACTAAACAACGAATTAAACTTGCAGAAGATAAAAATCTACAAACACAAAACCATAATAGTAAAATAGATACTATTCGTCAACAGTTGCAAGAAATGGGCGAAGAGTTAGAAGAGTATAGTTTTCAACTACACTTAATGACAGAACGTATGAGTATACTGCAGGTACTAACAAAAACATTTAGCACAACTGGACTAGTAGCTTATAAAATAGAGTGTTTAGTTAAAGACTTAGAGTCAATTACCAATCAGTACTTAATAGACTTAAGTGATGGTAGATTTCAGATTAGTTTTAAGGTAAATAGTAGCGATAAATTACTAGTAGTAGTTACAGATAATGGACGTGATATTGATATTAATGCACTAAGTGGTGGTGAAAAAGCCCGTGTAAATGTAGCCACACTACTAGCAATCAGAAAGCTAATGCAAACATTATCAAGCAGTCGTATTAATTTACTAATCCTAGATGAAACTGTTGAAGCACTTGATGTTGATGGTAAGGAAAAATTAGTAGAAGTTTTATTAGGAGAAGAACACTTAAATACCTTCTTAATCAGCCATGGATTTAGTCATCCACTTCTAGAGAAAGTAAATGTTATTAAACGTGCTAACATATCTCGTATTGAAGGATAATATTATGCGTGCCAAACATTGGGAAAAAGTATTAAATAAATATCATAAACAACGATCTAAAGAAACAAAAAAGATCGAATTAGATAGTTTATATACTAATAGTAATGGTACTATAGACTGGAATCGTTTAGCTAAACACGTTAGTGAGGCTACCAGTGGTAGACAGCAGAGCTAAAGGTGCACGTACTGAAACTCTAGCTCGTGATATGTTGCGTAAATATACTGGACTAGCCTGGGAACGTGTTCCTAGCAGCGGTGCACTAGACGCTAAGCATGGATTAAAAGGAGATCTTTATGTTCCTAACCATGTTAACAACTATTGCGTAGAAGTAAAAGGTTATGCAGAAGATCATATTAATAGCGGATTACTAACACATAAAACTCCACAAATTGTAGAGTGGTGGCAACAAACACAACGTCAAGCATTTCAAGTAGATAAACTACCGCTATTAATATTTAAATATGATCGTAGTAAACTATTTGGTGCTACAGTAATAGTTGATGATAATATGATGGATAGTCGTTGGTTGCTATTCTACTCACAAGATTATGAGTTCTATATGTTCTTGTTAGAAGATTGGCTTCAGAATAGCAAAACTAAATTTGTAGATTGACTTTTGTTATCAACAGTGTTATAATAATAGATTAGACCATAAAAATAATATGAAAACTTTTAAACAATTTGAACTAACCGAAAAAACACTGATGGTAGTAGACGGATTGAACCTTGCCTTTCGATTTAAACACAGTGGTGCTAGAGACTTTGCTGAGGATTATCTTAGAACAGTTGAAAGTTTGGCAAAAAGCTATAGAGCTCAACATGTAATTATAGCAGCAGATCAAGGGTCTAGTAGTTATCGTAAAGCTATTTATCCTGACTATAAACAGAATCGTAAAGATAAGTACGACAAGCAAACCGAAGCTGAAAAGTTGGAGTTTGAATTATTCTTTGAAGATTTTACCGCAACACTAGAGTTATTAGCGGAGCACTATCCAGTACTAAGATTTCCTGGTGTAGAAGCAGATGATATTGCTGCTTATATTGTTAGTAAAAAGCGCAAACTATCTATTGAACAAATTTGGTTGATGTCAAGCGACAAAGATTGGGATTTACTTATAAAACCAGGAGTATCTAGATTTAGTTATGTTACTAGAAAAGAAACTACTTGGGAAAATTGGTCAGATTACTATACATTTGAACCAGAACAGTATATACACGTTAAATGTCTTATGGGCGATAGTGGCGATAATGTTCCTGGTGTAGCTGGTGTAGGACCTAAACGTGCACAACAATTAGTTGAAGAATATGGTACTACCTGGGATATTATTAACAGTATACCTATAAGTGGACATTATAAATATATTGAAGTAATTAATCAATCAAAAACACAACTAGAGCTTAACTATCAACTAATGGATTTAGTAACCTATTGTAGCGATGCAATTGGTACTGAGTATTGTAAACAAATTGATGAAACACTAGAACTATGTTTAAAATAAAAGAAATTGAGTGTAGAGTAGATAATGCAGCATATCTACCAAAACGAGCTAATGCTAGAGATGCTGGTGCTGACCTACGCAGTACCGAAAATTTAGATATTTATCCAAATGAAACAAAACTTGTTGATACTGGTGTAGCGGTAAAAATTCCAGAAGGCTTCGCCGGGTTCGTATTTAACAGATCGGGACAAGGTAAAAAGGGAATTATTTTACTTAATTCAGTAGGCGTTATTGACAGTGATTATCGTGGAAATATAAAAGTAGCACTAAAAAATATTAGCGATGACAAGTATGAAATTAATATTGGCGATAGAATTGCACAACTAGTAATTATTCCAGTAATTATTTGTGATTTTGTTGACAGTTGGAACGATACAAAACGTGGTACTGGAGGATTTGGCAGTACCGGACAATAGGAGAAATTATGCAAGTAAGCACACGCGCACAAGTAATTACTAGACGAACCTATAATCGTCCCACTAGTGATGATGGTAAACAATTTGAAAACTGGCAACAAACTGTTCGACGAGTTAAAGATCATCAACATTGGTTATGGGAACGAGCTGTAGGACGTCAGCTCTACTTCAATGAAGTAGAAGAACTAGATCAACTAGAAAAATTAATGCTAGAGCGCAAAGTATTAATGGCCGGACGAACACTTTGGCTAGGTGGTACTACAGTAGCACAAACTCGTGAAGCTAGTCAATTTAATTGTAGTTTTACACAAGTAGAAACAGTATATGATGTAGTAGATTGCTTATGGCTACTGTTACAGGGTTGTGGGGTTGGATTTAAACCTATTGTAGGCACACTAAATGGATTCTCAAAGCCAATTAAAAATATTCAAGTTGTTAAGAGTCAGCGAACCACCAAGGGCGGACTTGAGCACAATGTTGAAACCTGGGATCCAACAACAAAAACTTGGACAATTCAAGTTGGGGATAGTGCAGAAGCCTGGGCCAAGTCTATTGGAAAGCTTCTTGCGGGTAAATATCCTGCTACTACTCTTGTACTTGATTTTAGTCAACTAAGACCTGCTGGAGAAAGGTTAAAAGGATATGGATGGATTAGCAGTGGTGACAGCGCTATTTCAAAAGCTTATGTTGCAATTGCCAATATACTTAATGGTAGGGCTGACAGCCTTCTTACTAGGATGGATATTCTTGACATTATTAATCATCTTGGAACGATATTATCTAGTCGTAGAAGTGCTGAAATCGCTCTTTTTGACTATGGTCAGCCGGAATGGCAAGAATTCGCCATAGCTAAAAAAGATTTTTGGTTATATAATCGTGAACATCGTCAGCAATCAAATAACAGTTTAGTTTTTAAAGAAAAGCCTACCCGCCAAGAGCTAAAAGAAATTTTTAATCTTATGCTAGAAGCTGGTGGCAGCGAACCAGGATTTATCAATGAACAAGAAGCTCTTAGACGTGCTCCATGGTTTAAAGGAGCGAATCCCTGTGTTGAAATCTTGCTGGGAAACAAGTCATTCTGTAACCTTACGGAAACGGATATCTCCAAGTTTAAAGGTGACACCGCTGGATTACACGATGCGATCAGATTGGCTGCCAGGGCAAATTATCGTCAGACCTGTGTTAATCTTAAAGACGGGATCTTACAAGAAGCTTGGCACCTTAACAACTATTTCCTACGTCTCTGTGGGGTTGGCTTAACAGGTATTGCAATGCGTCCTGATATGACTAGTTACGACTATGAATATCTAAAACGCACTGCTACTAGCGCAGCTATCTCAATGGCTGATGAACTAGGATTACCGCGTCCTAAAAATGTTACTTGCGTCAAGCCGTCCGGTACACTTAGCAAGATCATGGATTGTACAGAAGGCGTACATAAGCCACTAGGCAAGTATATTTTCAATAATGTACAATTCAGTACTTATGATCCTATGATTCCATTACTACGAGACAGTGGTTATAAGGTAATTAATCATCCTACAGATCCTACTGGTGTACTAGTAACATTTCCAGTAGAGTGGAAAGATGTTCCATTTCATAAAGAAGCAGGCAAAGAAGTTAATCTTGAAACTGCAGTATATCAGCTAGAGCGATATAAATTATTACAAACTAGTTGGACTCAACAAAATACATCAGTAACTATTAGTTATGATACTAGTGAAGTGTGTGAAATTATTGACTGGTTACTTAATAATTGGGATTGTTATGTAGGTGTAAGTTTTATCTACAGAACAGATCCTACTAAAACTGCACAAGATTTAGGTTACTTATATCTACCACAAGAAGTTGTAGATGAAAAAACATTTAAAGACTATGTTTATAGTCTTAAACCTATTAACATAGAAGATGCTAATAGTTTTGATGAACTACTTGATGACGAATGTATATCAGGTATTTGTCCAGTAAAATAACAATTGGAAAATAAATATGAATGATTTTGAACTTACTTTTAAAGTTTCTTTGGACGAAGCTAATTATATTTTAGCAGGATTACAAGAATTACCTGCTAAAATTTGTAATCCACTTAGTCAAAAATTACAATTACAAGCCAAAGATCAATTACCTAAACAAGACCAAGAAATTGCTAGTGTAATGCAGTAAAATAAAAAGCCCGCGTATGCGGGCTTTTTATTTATAGTGGTGTATCTAGTAGGCTATCTTCTTCATCTACAGTCATATCACCCATATCCTCTAGTTGACAAAATACTTCAACTAATATATCACGATAAGGTTGATCTACCATATGTAAATCTAAGAGATAAATATCTAGGTGATCATTTCGTAATAGTTCGGCATGATACATAAATTGACCAAATGCATCTAGTTCTTGGCTAATATTACTATTAGCATAGTTTTCTAATGCTTGTGCCATAATCATTCTATCTGTATCTGATACAATGTCTTTTTGTGCTAGTTTAACTAGTTGCAATGCTTTACCTTCACGTTCACGCATAATTTGATCTCGTTTTGCGCTACTCCAACTATAACCACCATCGCCGCCCCAAAGATCCCAAGCTACACGGCCTTTACTGGGAAAACCTTCTTCTCCACTATTAAATCCAGTTGCACGTTTATCTACTTCATGACGACTAAAAAAGCTGTACATACGTAATACAGTACTTGCACTTAGTGGCTCACGATCTTTTAATTGATTAGCTCTAGCTAAACCTACTAGAGTACCACCTGCTCTACCTTCCTCTTTCCATTTAAGTGCTCTACGAGCAGCACTAGCCATGCCAGTAGTTGGTTTATATGTTTTTGCCATAATTACTAGTTCCTATAAGCCATTATAATATCTTTACACAATTTACTACGAACAATATCTTGATCCATAAATCTTACTACTTCAATACCTTGAATATGTTCTAGCCTTTTAGCAGCATCTTCTAGTCCACTATTAGTAATATCACTTTGATCATGATCACCACTAACTATTATTTTACAGTTTTTACCTATGCGACTTAAAATCATTTTCATTTCATCACGAGTAGCATTTTGCGCTTCGTCTAATAATACTATACAGTCATCAAAAGTAACTCCACGCATAAATCCTAGTGGTTTAGGTTCTATATCGCCCTTATTAAGTGCATATTCATAAAATCCAGTACCTAAGCTACGAATAAAAATATCATTAAAAGGTTCTAGGTAGGGAGCATATTTTTCATCTA